AAATTTTAGAAGCGCCGAATGTATCTCAGCGTACTAAGAATTTAGTTGCTGAAGAAATGTTAATTCGTGCAAGACAAACAGCGACTAATGCTGAAGAATTGGCTACTCGTCAGTTTATACAGACGAGAAAGCCAGAAGAGAATAAATCTCATACTTGGTGGGGAAATAAAATTTCACCATATTTGAAGGATTTTACTGGAGGCACCTCTGGTGCTGCTAATCTTAAATTTATTATGGGACGATAGGAGCCAAATATGATTAAAAAACACGAAGTGTTTTTACGTACACCTTATAACTATGATACGGATGCTGCGTCAAATGAGTCAGGGTTGGCTTGTGAGGAGCCTTCACTGGCTCAGCAGCATTTTAAAGAAGAATGTGATATTAATACCATTCTTCAACGTTTTAGTATTACTGGGATCCTACCGGAAGCCCCTTTATCGCCTCGTTATGGCGATTTTACCGGTATTGGTGATTACCATACCGCTTTGAACCGTGTTTTAGCGGCTCAAGATGAATTTGAGGCACTACCTGCCCAAATTCGCGCACGTTTTAATAACGATCCAGCGCAATTGATTGAGTTTTTGGAAAACGAGAATAATCGACCAGAAGCCGAACAACTCGGTCTGGTCGAAAAAGCAGCTGCCGAAGTCGTAGAAGCTGCAAAAGTCACACCTGAAAAGGCGGCTGAATAAGCCGTAGCACAGTTACTTACTTGATGTAACTGTGCTAGGTGACACCAAACCGTAAATGTCTAATAACCGAGGAGCTAAAAAATGATGTATAGAAAACCTGTAAACAAACGCAAGTCGGCAAAGTCATTTCGCCGAACTGCTAAACGCACTAAAGCTGCAAATATGCAAAAAGCCCCACATCGTGGTGGCTGGCGTCTTTAATTAATTAAAAATGGGTACCTCACATGCCTTGTTATCACCCTTTAAGCGCATATCAATGCGCTGATGGATCAATTGTCTTTTATGAATCTAAAAGACACGATACTGTCAAAACTTTATCTTTACCATGCGGCCAATGCGTTGGCTGCAGACTTGAACGCTCACGTCAGTGGGCTATACGTTGTATGCATGAGGCACAAATGCATACACAAAATTGTTTTATAACACTTACTTACGATGATAACCATCTCCCAAGCGATAGATCATTACACTATAGAGACTTTCAGCTCTTTATTAAAAGATTACGAAAACGGTATTCTGGACGAAGAATACGTTATTACATGGCTGGAGAATATGGTGAAAACTTTGGGAGACCGCATTGGCATGCGTGTATCTTCGGACTCGATTTCGATGATAAGAAACTATGGAAACGGACTTCCGCTAATTCTCAGTTATATCGATCCGCAGACCTTGAATTACTCTGGCCATTTGGTTATTCCTCCATTGGAGACGTTACTTTCGAATCAGCAGCATACGTGGCTCGATACATTATGAAAAAGGTTACTGGTAAAAATGCTGCAGAGCATTATCAAGAAATTGACCCAGATACTGGGGAAATTACTAATAGGACACCTGAGTTTACGAAGATGTCTTTAAAACCCGGAATCGGGTATGAATGGTATAAGCAATACACTTCCGATGTGTATCCACACGATTATGTGATAATTCGTGGTAAAAAGGTCAAACCTCCAAAATTCTATGATAAAAAATATAAAATAGATAATCCATTTGAGTTTGACGAACTGCTTTACATAAGAGAAAAAAGTGCTAAACTTAGGCACGAAGACAATACTTTGGAACGACTTGCTGTAAAAGAGCAAGTAGCCAAAGCAAAACTTCAGAAGTTAAAACGTAACCTCACTTAGGAGCCTCACATGAAATTAGTACTTTGTACTGTAAAAGACCGAGCTGCTGATGCTTATGGTCGACCAATGTTTGTACCATCTGTTGGAGTAGCAATTAGGAGTTTTTCTGACGAAGTAAACAGAAAAGATCCAGAAAATCAATTATTTAACCACCCAGATGATTTTGATTTATATGAATTGGGTGAATTTGATGATAATACTGGTCTTTTTGCTTTACACGAACAACCAAAATTGTTATCGTTAGGAAAACAGGTAAAAATATCTGAGTAAAAACAAGCCGTCTCAGCTTTAGCTGGGACGGAACTAGCCAGGGAGTTTAATAAAATGCATCGTAATCAATCGGTAGATATTCATCAATTTACAATGATCCCTAAGGCCGATATTCCTCGGTCGTCATTTGATTGTCAGAGTACGCATAAAACTACGTTTGATGCTGGTTATTTGGTACCAGTATATGTTGACGAGATGCTTCCCGGTGATACATTTCGGTTGAATATGACGGCATTTGCCCGTCTTAGTACGCCAATTAATCCAATCATGGACAACATGCATTTGGATAGTTTCTTTTTCTTTGTACCAAATCGTTTAATTTGGTCTAATTGGCAAAAGTTTATGGGTCAACAAGCGAACCCAGACAGTTCGATTTCGTATGTTGTACCTCAACAAGTATCGCCTGCAGGCGGATACGCGATAGGTAGTTTACAAGATTATATGGGTTTACCCACATTGGGACAGGTGTCCAATACTGGAACGGTATCCCATTGCGCATTTTGGCCACGTGCGTATAACTTGATTTGGAATGAATGGTTTCGTGATGAAAACTTACAAAATTCTGTTACTGTAGATACTGGTGATGGCCCTGATAACGTAGCAAATTACACTTTGTTACGTAGAGGTAAGCGTAAAGATTATTTTACGAGTTCATTACCATGGCCTCAAAAGGGTGCTTCAGTTACGTTGCCATTAGGCACAACTGCGCCAATTATTGGTGGTAGCGGATTAGCCGCAAGTAATACTACGAGTATTTCTACTGGTGCTGATTTAGGTACTGGTAATAAATATATTTATGGTGATTCTGTAGGAGCTGGTCAAGGTGTTACACGTCAATTATTTGCCGATTTATCTCAAGCGACAGCTGCAACTATTAATCAGTTGCGTCAATCATTTCAGATTCAAAAGTTGTTGGAGCGTGATGCACGCGGAGGTACGCGTTATACTGAAATTATTCGCGCACATTTTGGTGTTATTTCTCCTGATGCTCGTTTACAGCGTCCCGAATACATCGGGGGTGGAACGTCCGGTGTTAATATTAATCCAATCGCTCAAACATCAGGTACTTCAGCTAGTGGAACTACTACCCCTCTGGGCACACTTGCTGCTATGGGTACTGCCTTGGCTCATAATCATGGGTTTACTTATTCGGCTACTGAACACGGTGTAATTCTTGGTTTAGTGTCAGTACGTGCCGATTTAACATACCAGCAAGGTCTTGCTCGTATGTGGTCAAGGTCAACACGATATGATTTTTATTTCCCAGCTTTTGCCACGCTTGGTGAACAAGCTATTCTTAATAAGGAAATTTATGTTCGTGGTGATGCTAATGATAATTCTGTCTTTGGGTATCAGGAACGTTGGGCTGAATACCGTTATTACCCAAGCAGAATCTCTGGTTTGTTTAGAAGCACAGCATCTGGAACAATAGATAACTGGCATTTGGCTCAAAAGTTTACTACTTTGCCAACCTTGAACACCACTTTTATTCAAGATACACCACCAGTTGATCGTATTGTTGCAGTTGGTGCTGCAGCAAACGGTAAACAGTTTATTTTTGATAGCTTTTTTGATTGTAAAAAAGCGCGACCAATGCCAATGTACTCTGTACCTGGCTTAATTGATCATTTCTAATATGTTTGAGTCTATTGGAAAAGCGATAGGTGTAACTGCTGGTGATGCTTTTAAAGGCATCACTGGTATAGCCGGCACTATTTTAGGTGGCGGTTTAGATATATTGGGTGGAGCACAAGCCAATCAAGCGAATGCTGATATGGCACGTGCTTCACAAGCGTTTAGTGCAGAACAAGCTGCACAACAAATGGCGTTCCAAGAGCGTATGCGTAAAACGCAATACCAGACCGCTGTTGAAGATTTAAAGGCGGCTGGTCTTAATCCTATGTTGGCATATATGCAAGGTGGTTCAGGTACCCCTGCTGGTGCAGCAGCTGTTGGACAGTATGCAACACAACAAAACAAATATCAGAGAGCACCTTTATTGGCTCAACAGGCCATTGGTGCGGCAAATACTGCGATGCAAACTCAGTTAACTGATGCTCAGATTACTGAAGTTGCTAGTCGCGTAAGTGTTAATGAAGAACATGCTAAAAATTTGAGCGCTGATACCGCGTTGAAAATTTTAGAAGCGCCGAATGTATCTCAGCGTACTAAGAATTTAGTTGCTGAAGAAATGTTAATTCGTGCAAGACAAACAGCGACTAATGCTGAAGAATTGGCTACTCGTCAGTTTATACA